GCCTAGCAATACAATTTGCTGATCGGGAGTGGCAGTTTGCAAGAATGTTGTAAGCGCACCAGCTTCGTCCTGGGAGAAATACTTTGGCGATACATTCATGCTGGCCGCAAACGATTTGGATTGCGTTACGCGCTCGCCAATTTGTTTAATCAAATCTACTGGAGCCGCCGCAAAGTTAAGGGTTTTAACTTCTGCCGCACCGGTTTGATTCATGTAACCGACTGGATCTTTCTCCAGCATATTGGTTTTATGAGCCAATGATTTTTGTGCTACATCAATGAGCATTGCCTGTTCTAGTGTTGCGCCACCAGTTGTTTTGGTTTGTGCGTCACGAATCCAGTCTCCCAATTGAATTGGTGACATTTTATTAAACGCAATGGATTGCTGGCGCAGTACGCTCAAATAGTTAACCTGGCGCATTGTTGGATCATTGGCTGGCAAACCTAGATTACGGGCGCGGCCTTGGATCTCTGTTACTACGCTTTCGCTTGGCACCTGGCCAAGAGAAATAATCCGCAATGATTCTGTGACGTCTGTTTTCAATTCAGTACGCAATGCTCTAAATTGTGCGTCCCTGGCGCGCAAGTCTGCCTCGATCTCATTGACCAGGGCGCCCATGCGGTTTACATCAATGCCGCGGGTAATGCGATTCTGTTTGAGTGGATTACCTTCTTTATCGTATAGCTCGCCAATTGGACCAGCTCCGAGATCAGCTTGTACCCGCTTTAAAAATTCTGCTTTGTTTGGAGCCTTTTCGTACTCTTTTCTAAAGCGGGCAATGTGAGCTTGCTCGCCAATCTTTTGCATTTCGCGCTCAATTTCCAGGGGAGAAAACCCACCGGATATTCCAAACTGTTTAATCGTTTGCAATTCCTGGAATAGCATGGTCTCAGCATTTGCTACGCCGCTACTCATAATTCTGATTGCGTCCTGGCTACGTTGCTCCAGGCCGGCCAGCGTTGTTGCTTTTAGTTGCTGGGCAACACGATCATTGTGACGCTCTGATATTTCCAGGAAGGAAACATTTTTAATACGGTCCAAATCACTTGATACTCGACCCCTTAGTTTTGGGTCCAATAAAGTTGTCAGCGATTCCAGGCCGTCGCGTACGTCAGCGGCTTCTGCTAAAAACTGAATCGGGTCAGAATTTGGGTCATTTTTAAATGCGTTGACTTTTTCATTTAAAAGTCTGCGACCGTCGTTTTGCAATTGCAATGCAACAATTTCATTCGCCTGGTCATAGGCGGCTTTGTCGTAAACCGTACGGGGCATTCCCGTTTCTTTAGTGATCTGTAAAACTTGTTGCGCTTTTTCAGGTGTATCGACTGCGGCCCGGCCTTTTTCTTCGGCCTGTTCCATACCAATCTTGCCGGCAAAGTTAATAACGCGATCCAATGCGCCCTGTTGCGCCTGGGAAAGATTTCTACTTTCGCGGCTTAGTGGCGCATATTCAATTGCGGGCAATGCGGCGGCGCGATACGGATCAATCGCTATGCCGGTTTGTTGGTAACGTGGAAGTCTATCGGCCATGATTAGCTTTTCAGTAATGAGTATTTGCTATTAGGCCCGCCAGCGGATGAATACATCATGCCAGCCTGGCCAAGTGTTCCAATAGCTTGATAGGTTCCAGCTTCGGCCGCGGCACTTCCGGATGCGCGCATGATGTTTGCGTTTTGCTGGCCGGAGTATTTGTAGATATTTGCCTGGAATCCAGCAGAAGATTGAGCCAGCTTTGCATTCTCCTGGGAGATATTGAACTCGGTATAACCTTCGCGCAATGCGTATGTTTGCAATGTGCCAGCAGATCCGCCAAACGGATCAATTGCTCCGGCGCCAGCTCTAGCTCTTACTGTCGAGATTGTTCGGTTAATGTTTGTCAACGTTTTTAAGCCTTCATTGCGAGCGCGAATAGCTTCGGTTCGCCCTTGCATTTCTACTTGCTGGGCTTGAAATTGAGCCTGTTGCTCGGCTGATTGAGCCTGGGCGTTGTAAATCTTTTGTTGTGTTTGCCCTTGTTGATATTGACCAAGGGCGCCTACTACCATTGCGGCAATTGCGACTTCCATGATTATTGTCCTATCGAAACTTTAAATTCCATGTTTAACAAATTGAACTTTAACGGTTCGCCTTGCGTTACCGTTATTGTTCCCTCTTTATCGAATCCTAGCAATGGGCCGGCCTTCTTCACTCCGGTAAATGGCTGGATTGCCGTGTCTAATACGTTCGATCCAAATTGTCTAAACTGAATAGGATTGTCATTGATAGTCATTGACTGGGTGTTATAGACATCCGCATTGATCTCCATAATCCTCTTTTTAAATCCGCGGATATTACCCGACGCCATCTTTGCCTCGACTGGCATGGTTTTCAAGTTAATGTTGTAATTCAAACCGACTTGCCAGGATGCAGTTGCGGCCGTTGAGAATGTAACGGTTCCGCCGGCCGGTACTGTTTTATCAGCTTCCAGGATGCCATCGCGAACTACTTTAACTGTCTTAGCTACCAGGTGAGACATTGATGCAGATGCGCCGCTAGTATTAGCAAACTTAGCGCTATCCATTGTCAGATCGCGATTAAATGCTTCAACGTAATAGGCGGTTGATCCGTTGACACTCCTGGCCACAATGACGTAAACCGTATTGACGTCAACGGCCACGGCCTTAAATAGTCCATCAGTTGTAAATTCCGATGGTGCAATAACGCTTTGCGATCTCAATAATGAGATACACATGATCGTACCGTCATCGCCGTTAACGACATATAAACGATCAGTGTCGTCAGTTGACGTTGCCCGGTTAAGCGCCATATCGACTGGGTTCTTGACCAGGTGGCCGGATAGCAATGTCACGTTATTGGCAATGTAGGTTGCCTCGGTATCGGTAAACAATAACTCGTTAACTGATTTGCCCTGGCGTTGTAAAAACAAGGTGCCTGAATCTAGGCCAATAACTGGGAAATTATTCTTTGCGCCGATTTTGGTTGACGTGCGAATAATAAAGTTAGTCGGCGTAATTGGTTCCAGGGTTGCCTGGGGGACATAAAACTCGCCGCCAATACTAAAGATTTGCAAGTCACGGCCCGAATAAATATCGGTAATTGTATTGAGTTGTGACGTGTCGATGGTTGCCTCTACGGCCTCATCGTCCAAACCTTCGCCGTATTGAAAATTAAAGAAATCCGATACGCGAGATCCCCATACAGTAGTAGGCCTGGACTTGGCACCGGCAAAAAATAAACGGCCTTCGTGGAAGGTTACTGATCTTGGCCATCCGCGGCTTACACTCCAGGACGCCTCATATCCGCGCTCGATCTCCCAGTTGCCCTGGGCGATATTGCTGGTGTCAAAAAATGGAATCTCAACAATGGCTTTGACACTATTGTTGCTTACGAATTGCACAATCTTTGCCCGGCCCTGGGGTTCAGCATTGATATATTGACCAACGTCGGTGCTGGCAAAAAATGAATTTTGCGACGTCAATGTAACGTTGCCGCTTGTTGCCGATGGGGTTAGGTGTCCAACGGCTGGAGTTGTAACCGTTAGCGTATAGGCATACGATGGTATCTCGTCAAATGCAATTGTTGATACGGTCCAGCTCGCGTCAGTCCCGCCGCGTACAAATTTGATTGGCGCTAAATCTTCCTGGACAAAAATAATGGTATCGGCGGACTGGGCAAACTTTAGTCCTGGAATAACGCCGGAAGTAAAGTCAGCCACGGCCAGGTAATTGTTGCCTGATCCGTTGATATTGGTAATAAGCGCCTTGTTCTTATAAATGTAAACGCGTCCTGGGACGATCGCAAACATATAAGAATCAAGTACGTTAAATTGAAACGGCACAAGTTTAAGTGCCTGGCTTGCCAGGTTGGCCGGCAAGGTGTCAATGTATTGCAAACCTTCGCGACGACGTGCGCCGCCCTGGGGTTGAATGACTACATTGGTTGCTTTTTGGAGTGCGTTGTAATATTGATTTAAGTCAATGCGGCCGCGCAAGAGCGGGTCCAATTCACCGACTACAAAATTGGTTTGAATGAGGACTGAACGTGGCATTATCCAAACCGTACATTGATAAGCGGGAATGCGTCCTGGTTATCCAATGTAACGGACGGACGGCTTTGTGCGTCAATGGTCATTGCCTGGCGGAAGAATCCGCCGCGCATATTCTCTTCCGGCAATCCAAATGCTAAACGCTGGTAATACTCAGCTTTTGTAAGCTGGTCAGTTACCATCTGAGCAAAGTTAGCGGCCAGGGCGTACTTCAAGAAATTGACGAAATAGCTAGGCATTTCGCTTTCAGGTGTGCGGTATTGGTAATCGATCCAGGCCTCTTCGATATTGGTTAGCAATTTATCTTGCTGAACGTCAAACTCAACGGTGGCCGGATAGTTAACGGTGTCATCCGCATGGACGGCGCGAACGCCAGCGATGCGATCACCAGGTAATTGATAAAGGTATTTCCAGCCGAATGCCGGCGTATCTACCAAACGGGCAAGCTGGGTTTTCTTTAGGGTAAAGCTCCAGGGATACATACATAAAACCATGTCCCGGATGTCATCATAAAGGCGGTCGCAAATCTGCGACGAATCAGAAACTTCTGAAAATGACGTTAGTGGTTTTTGCCCTAGATAAATAAGAGCATCAGAACATATCGATAGTTTTGTATCACCCGACGCCATAACAATCCTTTAATGATAAAAATCCAGGCGGATTGATCCGCCCGGACTTATTACTACTGCTTAGTCTGCGTCAGCTACGGTTACTGCGGTGCCATCGGATACATCGACCACGCCTGAAGCATTGCTTAAAACAATGACTAAATTTGCAGTTGGTGTAGCGGTGTCAAAGCAATAAATCATATCGCCAACAGTAACCAAATCCGATACGGCATCAAAATACCCGGAAGTGTTTACGGTAGCGATTGCATCGGCGCTTTTATAACCCCACATTACTGGAGCATTGCCGCGCTTAGATACGTTGCCGATTGGACCAAAGTTATCTCTATTAAATGCCATGATCTAATCTCCTTATTCAGCGCAAGTGATTTTAACGATGCCCTCAGAATCAATCGCTACTGAGCCGGCGCTAAACATAGATGCGACCAAGAAAGAAGTTTTCTCAGCGATATAGTCAACGCGGCTAGTTTGATTGAGACCAATTGCCATGCCTACGGAATCGCGATGGAATGCGAACACGGTGCGATCTGAGCCGGATTTTGGCAAGCCACCTTCGTCACGATCACCGACGGTAACGAACTTAAAGCCCAGGAAGGTATCTACTTCACCAGTTACCAACGCCTTAACGGTGTTGAAGTCAGAGCTGGTAACAGTTGTTTGACCCAAGAGAGCAGACAAGTTGTTAGCGTGGAGAACGATCGTACGGCCTTCCATTGGTACGTTCTTGCTATCCAAATACTTCTTGGCGGCGCGGAGCTTACCAACGTTCAAGTCAGTAGCGGATCCGGTTGTGCCATCGTTTTGGATGGTATTAGCAACGGTACCGGTGCTGGATGCGGCAATAAGAGCAT